GGCAATGATATCTTCTGCTTTCTGGAATCCAGATAACAGCTTTCCATCTTTCCGGAATATATGAGGATTCTTGGTTCTAAATTCATTCAATGTGCCCTCATAATAGGAATCCACATAGCTGCCGATCATCATTGCATTTGACGGTTCCGTCTTATACTCACCTCTGATCTTAGCAAGTGCCATTTCCTCACAGCCCATTCTTCCATACGTTCCTACAAAATCTTTGAACTGAGATACGGAAAGATATTCTCTGTTAGCTTCATCGGAATAGTAGTTATCCGCTGTCAGCTGGAACTTTGTACTCATTTCATTCATCTTCTTACTTTCCTTCCTCACTTGTTTCTTCCGTGGTTTCCTGCTCTTCCGGAGTTCCCTGGACATCTTCTGAGAAGACATCTATCGGTTCGTCAATGTCCTGTACCGGTCCCGAAGGATTGTCCGTATACTCTGCATTACCATTTTCATCAAAAATCTTCTGATCGTCTTCCAGGGCTCTCTGCATCTCAACAGATAAGATTCCCCACTTGCTGAGCAGTAATTTAATCACCGTCTTCAGTGCCATTGCATCAAAGTCTGTTGTCCACTTACTGTTCTTCTTATGGTAGTTCTTGTCATATCTGTATGCCTGTGAATATTTCGCAGCATGATTCTCTACGTCCTCCACCGTCATGTACAACTCCTGCCGATATCCGGTATTCAATTCAAACCATGCAAAATATCCTACAATCTTTTCTCTGTCCCCGCTCTTTCTATCTTTCAGATTGCTGAAATCTTTGGCAAACTCAATATCTCCATACACGGGATTGTAAGAAACCAGCTCATCCGCATACACTACTGCATAATTCATTCTTCTGTAATATCCGCTTCTGATCGCAAGCTGAATAAATCCTTTGTACATGATCTGGAACTGTGCCTGGTATCCTACGTCTTTCAGTTTGTATGGAACCAACGCACTAAATCCCAGGTTACTGTCGATCGGCAGATCATAGCTCGCCGCTACCAAGGCTGAACTCATGATAGAATTCGCACTGCACTGTTTCAGCTGGTTATTCTGGCTAACCACATTGATGATAGATGTCATGAACTGCGGTGCTTTCTTTCCCAGGACTTCATTGAACCGGTTCTTTACGTTATCGGTTGCAAGAATCCCTTTCAACTCTTTCATCACTGATACTTCTGTTCCTGCCATATTACCAATCACTCCTTTCTGCTGTGGATAATTCTTCTCCACACAGCTCTATAATTTCTGTTGTTGTCATATCTGATAAGCATGTTGTGCAAACAGGTCCGTTCGCACCTTCCAAATACTTATCTCCTTCATAGATCCCTTCGTTACATTCAGAACATAAACATACCGGCTTTGGTTCTGGAGCATTTGGGCATCTGCTATCACATGGATTCTGTAAACATACACTGCACATCTTCTACCTCCATCATGCTTAGTAAACTGATCGCATTCAATGTCTTCCGGAATAGATACTCTCTCAGAACATCCGGGAATAGCATCTCGAAATATCCTTCGCCCTTTCCTGCGGCCTTAATCTTTCTCAAACAGTGTTGCTCTGCCTGTCTTACTTCTTCATCGCTGATATCAAAACCTCCGGCTCTGAGTTCTTTCACTGTCTGATCTACTACTTCTTTGCATATTTCCATCATTTTTCTTCTCCGAAAACATCCGCAAGCGCAACTCTGACCATAATCATTGCTGGCAGGATCAGATACTCTCCTCCAATCTCCACCGCTTCTCTGGCATTGCACATCTGCACAATCACGAAGCACTGTATGATTATTCCGATTGATACATAACTAAGCCAACTTAGCACTTTGTTTTTCATATATCCCACTTCCCTTTACCGGTGATACAAAGATTCCGATGTCTATCGGTTCCTGCTGGTCAATAGCCTGGACCATTTCTTCCAGTGTATTGAGTCCATACTGCTTCATTCGCTTTTCAATTCTTTCTGGTAATTCCACAGCTACACTCCCTCTCCTGGACTAACTTCAATTCCCATACTGTCTTTACCATTTCATCCAATTCCTGGCATATCTCGTTGAGTTCTTTTTCTTCCTCTTCACTGACTTTCCCGTCTTCTGCAATTCCGATGAGCTTATCTTTCAAGCCTTCGATCCGGCTTTCCTTGAACTGCTTAATGATCCGGATCACTATATTATCAATGCTTCCGGCTTCAACAGCTACTGGCATACATCTTCCGATCAAGCACTCATTCTTGCAATACATTGTCTTCAGTTGTGGAGCACGATACAGGTCAGCCATCACGATGATAATGTCTACCGGAGGTACCGTGACTCCCAGCTCATAATTGCTCAGCGTATTAACTGAAACACCGAGCATCTCAGCAGCTCTTTCCATGCTGCCTAGAGCATCATTGTAGATTGCAGCCTGCTTTCTACATTCACGATATGGGGTTTCACCCAGTTTCCTACAATTGCTATCCATTGTTTCTTTCCTCCTTATGGCTTAAAATAAGCTCATAACCTATAAGGTACAGCCACAATCATACGGAACATTCAAGTAATCGCTGATAAGTTTTACAGTATTTGCTGAATACGACCGTCCATTAACGACTGCGGAAACATGCCCTCTGGATAAACCGATGACTTCTGCAAGTTCCGTGGTTGTCATGTCGAGGTCGATGAGCTTCTTTTTAACTTTTTTGCACCAAGGCGATAACTTACGGCTCATGTCTTCCTCCTTCCTCAGAAATTTGCTTTACATCACTGATAATCTGCTGTAAAATAAACAAAAGTGTACTGACAAACACTGACTGGAGATACTGGCATATCTCCTTGATTTTTTACCGCTTTGATTACAAAGCGTGATGTAAATTGCAATGATTTGTATGTTGTTTTGTGTTGTACAAACCAATCATAATCAACAATAGCTTACTTGTCAAGCAAAATAGTAATCATTTGCATACTTTTGGAGGTATTTTTTATGACTATCGGAGAACGTGTATTCTTTTTGCTCGACAAATACGGGCTTCAACAAAAGGAATTGGCAGATGCCATCAATGTTTCCAAAGCAACCGTGAACGGCTGGAAAATCCGCAAGGGCAGTCCTTCAGCAGATCTGATCTCGCCTATAGCGAAATTCTTCCATGTATCTACTGACTTTCTTCTTACCGGGGAAGAAGCGGAATCAAAGACTCTCAGTCTTGAAGATGAAGAATGGCTCAACATCATTCATCGAATCCCGGAAGACAGACAGTCTATGTGCAAGGACTTCCTGCGGACTCACATGGTTATACCTGAGAAATATGCAGATAAGAGGCAAGCATAATCTCTACTGCTTACTTCGAGTACGTCCGCAAAAACAGGAGGTAACGTTTTATGGGAACTGAAAACATCCGCTGTGAAAACAGCAATGGAAAAGAGGACTTCGTGAAGGAGCTGGAGCGATTGCTCGCTTGCTATCAGATTGCTTCTTTCGATGACCAGAAAGTAGTTTGGGCGGTTCTAAACAAATATGCCGCCTATATAAGCTGAAATTGCCCCATAAAGGGGCTTTTTCTTTTTTGAGGTGGAATAATGAGCATAAACAGAAATAATACAAGTGAGACTCCCAAAAAGGCTGCTCTTTACGTGAGAGTATCCACAAACTATCAGATAGACAGGGACTCTCTCCCTATGCAGAGACAAGAGCTTATAACTTACGCACAGCTCATGTTTGGGATAAATGACTATGTTGTCTTCGAGGACGCTGGCTACAGCGGAAAGAATACTGATCGTCCGGAATTTCAGAACATGATGCGCCGGATCCGTGCCGGAGAGTTCACACATCTTCTCTGCTGGAAGATTGACCGTATCTCCAGAAATCTTCTGGACTTTGCATCTATGTACCAGGAACTGAAAGACCTGGGCGTAACCTTCGTCAGCAAAAATGAACAATTTGACACCAGTACAGCTATCGGAGAAGCCATGCTGAAAATCATCCTGGTCTTCGCTGAGCTGGAACGTAACATGACGTCTGAACGTGTAACTGCCACAATGCTTTCCAGGGCACAGAATGGACTCTGGAATGGTGGTCGTGTACCTTATGGGTATGACTACGACAAGGATTCAAAGACTTTCTCCATCAACCAGGAGGAGGCTTTTCTTGTGCGCAAGATGTACGACCTCTATTCAGAACATCGTTCACTGGTAATGGTATCCAGGACTTTGAATGAAGATGGCTATGCTTCGAGAGCTGGCAACGACTGGTCACCGGTCAGCATATTTATCATCTTGACCAATCCGTTCTATACCGGCATATACAGATACAATCACTACAAGATACCGGGGCTTAAAATCGAAAAAGACCCGTCCGAATGGATTGAGGTGCCAGATCACCACCCACGAATCATTTCAGACGAGCAGTTTGACAACGTGAACCGCATCTTACAGTCAAACTCCAGGTCAAAGCGATTGCCTGGCCAGCAACATACCTCAAAGGGAACTCACATCTTCGGTGGGTTGCTCTACTGCGGAACGTGTGGCTCTCAGTACGTTTCTACTCCTTCCAGACTGCTGGCATCCGGATACAGACCTTCCAAGTACGCATGCCCGAACCTCCGGAAGAAAAAGACATGCAATACAAAGTCCATCTCTGATCCGGTGATCGGTGAATTCGTGCTTAACTATGTCTTGAACATGATGCACGCCAGAGCCGCTTTCTCTTCAATACATGACACATCGGAGCTACAAGACGCTCTCTTGAATGGTGGCACATTTCAAAATGTGGACCACATCGGCAAGGACGGACTGGATAGCTGCTTCCATATGCTCTCTTCTACACCGCTGGATGGCAAACGCTTCCGGAAGCCAAAGAAAGCTACTACCATAGATCCGGAGCTGAAGCGGCTACGTGCTGAGAAGAGAAAGACTGAGCGTGCCTTAGACCGGCTTATGAATCTTTACCTGTATGCCGATAACCCGATCAGCGAAAAAGACTTTGTAATCCGCAAACAGGCTCTTGATGACTACTTAAAGGAAATCAATGAGAATCTTGGCATGATAGACCGTGGACGTGGCATCGAGACAATCTCAGATGAGAACTTCATAAAAAGAGCCAGCTACTTCATCATGAGTAAAGAGCTGGCAGGAAAAGACTATATCTATTTCAAGAAACTGGCAATGGATATGGATGCCGAAATCCTAAGAGACTTCTTCCAGGAAATCATTGATTCTATCGTCATGGAAGGTAGCAACGTAAAGGAAATCGTCTTCCGCAATGGACTTGCACATACTTTCTTCTACAAAGACACAAAAAAACCGGAGGCATAAAACCTCCGGTTTCTTTCATCTTTTCTAGTTACAAATGTACGATTTGGGTATCATTCTATAAACATCGCATCTCCGAAGCTGAAAAAACGATACCGTTCTTTCACTGCCTCTTCATAGGCTGCCATGACATGCTCTTTTCCCGCCAGTGCAGATACCAGCATGATCAGTGTAGATTCCGGCAGATGGAAATTTGTGATCAGCCCATCTAATATCTTAAACTGATATCCCGGATAGATAAAAATTTCTGTCCAGCCGCTGCAAGGCTTTAAGCGTCCGTTCTCGTCCGCCGCAGATTCGATGGTACGGCAGCTCGTCGTTCCCACACAGATC